GATAGGACAGTTTGGCAGTCTTACCTTTTACCATAAAGGGAAAAAGACTAGGACATTTACTGATTTCAGGTCCTCCATAGGACTAAAGACGGAGGAACATCCGGTGGTTGGTTGGAAAGGTCGCTTAGAGGTAACGGGCGAAGAATTGGACGAAGTGACGCTCCGTATTGTGTTTTCTGTAGAGTTGGGACTTAGACCAAGGCAGCAGTACGAACTTCTAAGGAGGATTATGCGAGATAGGCAGGCGCAATATCTCATTATTGGAAATAGGTCTGTAATGGATAGGCGATGTATCATCACAAACATATCATCTGAATGGGAAGAGATACACAAAGGCGGAGAAGTCGGAAGAATCGAAGTGGATGTAACCTTTAAGGAGTATCAGTAATGGATTTCAGAATAGAATCAAATGAAAAAGAGCAACTGGAAGAGTCAATCATAAGGCAGCTGTCCACATTGTATAAAACAAGACGTGGCAGCATCCCTATGCATAGAGATTTTGGATTGCTGTGGGATATTTTGGCAGAGTCTACTCCGATTTTTCAGACTAGATTCACTGTAGAAGTCGTTACGCAAACAGAAAAGTATATTCCCGAAGTCACTGTGGACTATATAGAGTATGTAGACCATGAAGGAGAAGGGATTCAGGCTATAGTTCATGTGAAAAGGAGGTAAGATGGGAGTTTTTGACAGTTATCCAAAGGTTGATTTTATTGAAGGCATGACTGCAGAAAAACTGGAAGCGGAAATGCTTTCAGCCTTTCAAAGAAAGAGAAAAGAATTAACAGGGGTAGAAGAGGCCATTCCACAGTCTGATGATAGGAGAATTATCCTTGCCACTTGTGCCTATTACCTTTTCCATGCTTATGAACAGATAGACTTTTCCGGAAAGATGGGGCTGCTTAAGTATTCTAAAGGAGCTTTCCTAGATAACTTAGGTGCATTTAAAGGACTACAAAGACTTAAAGCTAAAAAGGCGATAGCTACTCTTAGATTCACTCTAAGCGGAGCGCAAGCAACAAACTCCGTAATTCCTAATGGCACGAAGGTATCAACAGAAGCAGGACTTACCTTTGAAACAGTAAAAGAGCTAATCATTGGCAAAGGAGAGCTTACAGGTGACGTGGATGCTGAATGCAGAGTTCCGGGAGTGATTGGGAACGGATACAAAGCAAGGACCATTACAAAGCCTGTAGACAATATTCCGTTTGTTCAGTCTGTTCATAACACGACAGAAAGCTCCGGAGGAATAGACTTGGAATCGGACGATGATTTTAGGGAAAGAATCTATCTGTATCCGGACAGCTATACAAACGGCGGTACTAAGCGTTCTTATGAATACTGGATAAAGAAAGCAAGTCGGCATATCAAGGATGTTTACCTTGGTAAGAAGCCTAATTCTACGGATATAGATGTGATTATCCTGTGGGATAATGAAACCGGACAATACAGCGATAATGATCTGTCCGAGGTTAAGGCGGCAATCAACTGGAACAAAATGCCTGTATTCACAGATACGCTTAACTTTAAGAAGCCGACAGCAAAGAACTACAGCATAGACCTAGATTATTATTTGTACGAGTCTGATAAGTACAGAGAAACAGAGATTAAGAAATCTGTAGAAGAAGCGGTAAAGGACTATATCTCATGGCAGAGGGAAAAACTGGGCAGAGATATAAACCAAAACGAGCTTGTTCGGCGGTGCTTGGTTAGCGGTGCTAAGAGGGTGGTTGTTAGGAATCCTAATTTTGTGACCGTTCAAGGAAGCGAAATTGCAAACTGCACTAGCACAAGCGTTAATTTCAAGGGGTGGGAAGATGATTAAGTTTTTAGATGGAGAAATGATTAACTTATTATCAAGCCCCTACAAAGAGGAGGCCGATATACAAGCCTTGTCTTATGCCATGAAAGTGGGTTTTCAGTATTTCCAAGGGATGCTTAATAATATTTTTCTGCTATCCGAGTTTGATACCTTGGATGAGTGGCTTGTTGACTGTTTGGCGGTAGATTACAGACTTCCCTATTATAACAGAGACTATGCTTTTGAAAAGAAACGAGATTTGGTAAAGCTAGCTTTTGATAGTAACTATCTAAGCGGAAGCTTAGAAGCAATAACTAGGCTTTCCGATACGATTTTCGGGGAAACAGAAGTAACAAAGACAGGCATGGCAGAGTTTTCCATATCTATAGGCGGAGCATTAAAGGATAGTGAACTGGAAGCAGTAGCGACCACTTTGGAAAATGTAAAAGCCTTTAGGGATACACTGAAAAATGTAAATGTTACACGAACGGCAATTTCGGAAGAGTTTATGGGAAGTGCTATTCAAGCCTTTACCAAGTTTACTGTATATACGGAATGGGAGGACTAATGGGGTATTTTTCAGAATCTAAAATTACAAACAAGGGAAAAGAGCTAATCGAAAGAAGTCTTGCCAGTAAAAAGCCTTTACTCATTAAGCACATCATTATTGCTGACAAGGAAATCACCGGGAACATCGCAAATGCAGTGGAAGCTTTAAACACTTCCACTACTTACGACAAACATAAGGCTCTTGTATCAAGTGTGAGCATCAAGAGCGAAGGGGTTGTTTGCCGGATTGATATTGACAACGAGGACAATGGTGGAACACCTTTGGCAGAGAGCTATCGCATGAGGGTATTTCGGCTTATGGCAATGGTTGAAGGGGATAGTAAGTTAGTGCCGCTTGCTTATGCTTATGCAAACGAACCGGACTTCATGCCAAAGTATGAACCGGAAAAACCTGTAAGAGTCATTATGAGCTGGTTCTTGAAACTTAAGAACAGTGAACAGTTAGAAATCAAAGTTGATAACAGTGCGGTTTATGCACTTGATTCTGACCTTCGTTCCTTAAATACGAAAATCAGAGATGAGGAAACTGTTCTTTTAAGTGTAAATAACTGGACCAACACTTCCCCATATAAGCAAACAGTCAATATCTCAAGGCTAAGAACGAACGCAAGCATTATCATGGGAAAGGCCTATTCCAAGGACAATACAGAAGATGAAATTGAAACATGGGATGAAATGGCTGCACTCATTACAAGTGCAGAGGTCCAAAATGGCTCTGTCACCTTCTATTGTAAATCAGAGAAGCCTGATAAGGATTTTAGAATCAAGTTGAAAGGAGCGTTTTCATAATGAGTAATGTTTTAATTCCATTAGGAGGGGCCGGAGGGAAGAATAGAGGAACAACAGCCGTTCTTGGTGACAGCACACCTTTTATTAACTCCGGTTCAGAAATGAATCTGCCTTTACCTGCAGGTAGCTACAAAAAGTCTAAAAGCAATCCAAGAACCGACTACGGGGACGGGAAAAATGCAGAGGTAACTATTTCTGTAGGACTCCTTCGAAAAATGGTTCTAAAGGTTTTTGGGATTGCAAGCATATCAAATTTCAGCATAACACCTCTTGACCATCGTAAACTGAGACTTACATGGGCAAGACCAAACGGAGGCTTGTGGAACGGTGTGCGATTAGTATTTAAGCAAGGTTCACTCCCCACTAGCATAGAAGACGGATTCATCCTTAAGGACAGTGCAGATGTGTACCTTGACACAGAAGCCATGCCGGATGGAATGTTATTTGTAAGAGCCTTTAACTATTTAACCGTATCTAACGGCCGTTGGTATGACGAAGGAGAAATATCCGCAAGCATTAAGGTTGAAGAGGAAAGCGGAAACATAACACTATCTGCCGGAGCAGGAACATGGACTGTGCCGGATGGCGTACGAAAGATACGATATATCCTTGTTGGGCATGGTGGTGCAGGAGCAGTTGCAGGACATGGAGGCGGAGGAGGTGGGGGCGGTTATTTTAAAACCGGTTATATGGAAGTCACACCAGGTCAGGGACTATCATGGATTGTTCCTAGCTCACAAGGCCAACCAACAACATTGAATGGTATAAGTGCCGGAAGCGGAAATTCGCCCGAAAGGATGCTAGCTCCGTATAGAATAAAACCATATCAATATCGAGATGACCCACAATATTACTCCTATAGCAGAGGTGGTACAGGTGGTTCTGGAGGTGGTGGTGGATATGGTTGGGAATACACAAGTGGAAGCTTCGTTTATGGTGGCCGTGGTGGAACAAATGGTTCTATGGGGTTTGGAACTGTTATGTACGCTTATACCGCTTTCCCTGATTTGCAGCTCGCAAAAGGTGGGGATGGGCAAGGTACATCAACTAGAGGCTTTAACGGGGTTCTATATTCAGGCGGTGGAGGTGGAATGGCTTCGGTCAATATTTATACCGCCTCCAATGGGCATCCAAGAAAAGCCGACTATAGCTATCCCCAAGTGCAAGAACCGATTTACGATGGTGAATATTATAGATATTTACATACTGGATTAGGCGGAGATGGTGGTGGCGGTCATGCAAAAAACGCATCTATTGGGCCCGGCAAAGTTATACCTGATGCCACTAACGGAACAGATGGTCTTGGAGGTGGAGGTGGAGGCTCTACCACAGTAAAAAATGCAACAGCCGGAAGAGGCGGCACCGGTTGTATCTATATAGCTTGGGGAAAGATGATGAACGACTAGAGGAGGCTTAATAGGCTTCCTCTTTTTATATACATAAAAGAGAGGAGAAGAAATGAAAAGAGATTTTGCTTTAATCAAGCCTAATGAAAAAACAGGGGAGCATGAGGTGCAAGCCATCACCCTTTTCGGGACTCCGACCGAAGCGGATATGGCTGCAAGGGCGATTTACGGAGCGACCGCCTATGCCAAGGAAAGCTCACAGTATCAAATCGTATTACCTGCGATTGTAAAAGGCGGAGTGTTTTACAACGTAGAAACGAAAGAGGACAAGAACGAGCACGGAGAGGTAGAAACCGTTCGTGTCGGTGAGACTCCTGCAGAGTATATCCCTACCGAAGCGGAGCAGATTGCAGAGCTTACAAGAAAAAATGCAGAGCTGAAAGAGGTGATTGACACATTGGTTCTTGATGCGCTAGGAGGTGTGTAATGTTTGAGTATTTAAAAGGACTGGCAATGGAGAAGAACTTAAATAAAAGAATTCTCGATGTTGCAGTAAAAAAGCGGTGGATTACGAAAGAACAGGAGGATGAGATTCTTCGTATAGTTGCCGAGGAAGGAGCAGGAAATGAATGATGATAGATTTTAATGCTTTTTTCAGTTTAGTGGATTTTGGTGTAATCATTCAATCGTTGGGGTGGATATTCCTTGCCATAATCACTTTTGTAGAAAAGTTTGGACCGAAGGACAAGAAACCTTGGACGGCACTCTTTACCTTTATCGGGAAGATACTGACAAAGGAATTTTCAGAATCTCAGAAAGCTTTAGTTGACCGAGTTGATGTACTGAGTGACAAGATTGAAGCTGTTGCCGAGTCAGTTGCAGAAACAAGAGCTATAGCCGCAAGAGTAAGGATTTTGCGTTTCGCTGATGAAGTCATAGGGAAACAGGCCCACAGCAGAGAAAGCTATGTGCAAATATTTACTGATATAGACACGTACGATAAATTTTGCCGAAGCCATCTTGATTTCAAGAATCATAATACGGTGAGCGCAACAAGGCTTATCAATGATGCGTATGATGAGCGGTCAAGAAAAAATGATTTTTCATATTAAAGGAGGAAAACAAAATGGATTTTGGAATCACAAGTGTAGTAGGAATCACAGTTATTGCCTATCTAGTAGGTATGGGATGGAAATCAGTGGATTCACTGGATAATAAATTCATCCCTGTGGTGTGTGGTGTTATCGGAGGGGCATTAGGTGTTATCGCCATGATGACAATGCCCGATTTTCCGGCAAAAGATGTTATCAATGCAGTCGCAATCGGAATTGTAAGTGGTTTAGCTTCTACAGGAGCTAACCAAGTACATAAACAACTTTTTAATTAAGAGAGGAGAAAACTATGAAGACAGGAAGAAAAGCAAGCTGGACTTACGATGGTATCAAAGAGGATAGCAAGGAGCAGAAAGTTCCGGTACCTAGCAAGGGAAAGGTAGATAACACCAGAGGACCTCTTGGATACAATCACGGCAAGGGTGAAGAGGACAAGGAGCACGGTCCGGGAGTGACACCGAATCCCGATAAGACTACAGGCCCGGGTGTCGGACTAACTGGTGCTACAGTAGACAATTCTCCGAGCCCTGTTCCGAGAAAGCGATAAGGACAAAGGCATCCACTAGGGGCAGTACAGAAATGTATTGCCCTTTTTTTATTGGAGAGTTAAGAAGAGTTGAGAAAAGTTGAGAAAAAAGTTTCTCATTTTGGAAAGGAGGATGCATGAACTCTTATCAAAGAGGGCAGAAAGCATTGTGCGGAGATTACTTTAAATTTACCCCGAATGGGGCGGATCAATTTAAGCGTGCCGGGCGGTGGCATACAAAACCACAAGCGGGCGATGTATCTTTTTACTTTAGCACAGAGAAAAAGAGAATCGCACATGTTGGTATAGTCGATGGTGTCATAGCACAGGATTTAGAGACACTGGAAGGAAATACATCCGGTGCAGAAAGAGACAGAAACGGCGGAGAAGTACGGAAGAAAAGATACAATAATTTTAGGGTTGCACCAAGAGCATGGATTTGCGGATTCGGAAGACCCGTATATGGGGATGATACTTGCACTGTAGAGGAATTACTAGAGGTTGCAAGGCAAGAAGTCGGATATGAGGAAAAGACATCCCCGCATAGCCTTGATGATAAACACGCAAATAGAGGTAATAAGAACTACACTAAATACGGAGCATGGTACAATGGAGGAGAGGCGCTATCCGAATACTGGTGCGCAGAATTTGTAAGTTGGTGCTTCTATCAAGCTTGCAAGCTACACGCAGAACGGAAAGCCTCTAGGAATGCACAGGAGACCCATTTAGAGGGGTGGAAGCAGCAGCAGGATAAATGGCTATACTACAAGGATAACGTGCCTGTATGGGGCAAATTTGAATATATCAATGGGCGTTGGTACGCATTCGACAATGCAGGATTCATGATTAAGGGATGGTTCAAGACTGCCGAAGGGTGGTACTACCTTGGCGAGGATGGCGGTATGCTTTCTTCTCAATGGCTACAGGATAAAGGAAAGTGGTACTACTTGACTAAGTCCGGCTTAATGGCCACGAGTGCAAGGATAAAAAAGGCAAGAGGAGACGGCTACGACTATGTGGGAGAAGATGGAGTATACAATCCCATAAAATCCTTTATAATGGGTGCAGACAATCGAGCTGAAATTGTCGAATAATTATATAAAGTAGTGCTACTTTGGAGTAAAGCCGACCACGAAACCGCCCACGAAATTTTAAAAACCTAGACTTTATGCGGAGTTTAAGGGGATTATATGGGGGTTCGAATCCCTCATCCCCTGTTATCAGAAAACCTCGGGAATTGAGTCACGATTGGCTTAAAACCTGGGGTTTTTAATTTTATGAAGGAGGGGCGATGAAAGAGGTAAGGGAAGAGAAGATTAAAGCAGTAAAAGTTATAGAACAAGAAGTAAAAGAAAAAGTAGAACAAGAAGTAAAAGAAAAAGTAGAACAAGAAGCAGAACAAAAAGTAGAACAAGAAGTAGAACAAAAAGTAGAACAAGTAGTAGAACAAAAAGCAGAGCAAAAAGTAGAACAAGTAGTAAAACAAATAATAAAAAAAGATGTAAAAACAGAAGTGAAAGTAGAAGAAAAAGAAGATAAAACGAAGACTGTCATGTTGGATCTTTCAAAGGGAGATCCCATGAAGCTGATTATACGATTTGCATTACCGATGTTACTGGGAACGCTGTTTCAGCAGTTTTACAGTATGGTGGATACTATTATTGTGGGAAAGCTTTTGGGACTGAATGCGCTTGCCGGTGTGGGTTCAACCGGAGCTATCAGTTTTATGATTAATGGTTTTGTAATTGGTTGTTGTGCGGGGTTTGCAATCCCGGTTGCACAGAAGTTCGGTGCAAAGCAGGAAGATAAGTTAAGAAAATATGTAGGAAATATTCTTTGGCTCAATCTAATTATTGCCGGTATAATGACGGTGATTATAGGATTCTTAACCAATGCTATTTTGCGAGGGATGAATACACCTGAAGAAACTTTTTCCTACGCCTATGACTATATTTTTATTATTTTCTTGGGAATTCCCACGACCTTTTTATATAATATGACAAGTTCCATTATTCGTTCTCTGGGTGACTCCAAAACACCGGTGTTATTTTTGATTTT